GACATTGCCGAGGCCAACGTCGCTTTTCGTAATCACCACGACGCCGGTTTGTCCGTTGACGCTCGTGATGATTTCCGAGTTATCGACTTTCTCCCAAGCGGTCCCGTTGAAAATCGCCCAGTCGCCGGCCTGCCAGTCCGTGATCCCATCAAGATTCGTTGAGCCAGCAGTTGAAACGACGTAATAGCTGCCCGCCGTTCCGACGCCAGACGCGAGCGATGGCGTGTTCGTTGCAGCGTTCCAAGCGCCCTTGAAAACGACAAAGCCGGACGTTGAAATTTCGATGCTGCCCGCGCCTTCGGTGATGTTGATTCCGTAACCGGCGCTTAAGTTTGCGTTAACGTAGTTGCCGTTATCAGCAATCAGGATCTGTCCGTCGGTCGGAGTTCCTACTAGTTCACTTAAGCTACTGATTGGCAAACCGCCACCTCCACCGCGTCGAGCGATCAGCGTCCATTCGTCCTTTCGAACGCCGGGCTTGACGTCCTGATTGCGCACGTTGGCGATGTAGCTGCTCCCGTTGTCGCTGACCAAGTCGAGCGGCTCGTAAACTTTGTCCTTCTTCCAAGCGCCGCGGGGATTGATCGTTCTCGGGACTGCGAAATGAGTGTCGAGCTGCTTTTTGGTTTCTCCCCTGATCGCTTCCGCTTCCAAGCCGACTACCGTTTTAATCTGACCCGGAACAGTTTTCAGCGCGCCCTTAATTTCGGACTGCGCTTTCTTCATCAACTCACGAACGGCCTTTTTCTCGGCGACGATCAGCCCGATTTTGTCCGTGACACGCTTTTGCGCAGCCTCCGAAACGGAGTCGATTTCGCTTTTCAGCTTCGCACTTAGCTCGGCGACCTCGTGCTCAGTTCTCGCCTGCGCGAAAGCCTCCAATTCTTCGCGAAACTGAGGCTCCGCTTCGTCCATTCGACGTTCAAATTCGGCGACGACCTCCTCGCGAAGTCCTGGGAGCTGGCTCGCGAGCTCGCGCAGTTGCGAACGATGCAGGATCGTCAGTTCAGTCAGTCGGTCGAGTTGGGTCTTCGTGTCCATTGCGGTCAATTTTTCTCGTTCTTCAGTTCAAATTCCAAACGATCGTAAAGCTGTTTGCGATATTTGCCGACCGCGTCCTCGTATCCGGAAAAAGCGCTCCGAACGTTCGGGTCGGAAATCCCATTCTCCACCGGTTTTGCCTCGGGTCGAGATAGCCATTGGACGACCTCCATCCCGGCGAGCTCCATGCTTTGCTGCTTCGTCTCGGCTTCGGTTTTTGATTCCTCGCGACTGACGATTTTTTCAGCCCATGTCCGGCCTGCGTCGCCGCCCCAACCGTTCCATGCCTGCCAGCCTTTGCCTTGCTCTTCCCAAGTTGCGCCGTCCTTGTCCACTTCGTGCCTGTCGAAATAGGCTTTCATGCGTTTGACAGTTTCGAGGGATAGCTCGCGCCGGTTGCTGATGTCACGAGCCCTTGCGAGGCCAACGGCGGTCATGCCCCGTTGCGATTGCGGCTTGTTGCGCCGCACTTCCAAAGCGCGCTCGGCATTCGATGCCATCGCTGCCGTCGGAACGTATCCACCGTTTTCAAAACTGATCACGACCCGGTCGTCTTGTTCGAGCTGCTCGTCGGTGACGATTTCCGGAGGAGGTAACGCTTTGACTGCTTTGGCAACTTTGTTCGCCGCGGATGCGGGCATCCCTGCCGAGATCATCAACGAAGCCGCACTCGCCGCATCGAGGTCTCCCTCGCGCAGCTTTTCTAAGACGCTCAAAACTGCCGCGATTTGCGCGCCGTTGAGCTTTGCGATTTCCTCGGAAACCTCCGGCAAGTTTGAAATTTCTTCGGATTTCGGATTCGACCCTGTCGTGTTTTGCGCGACCTTCGCGGCCTCGGCTTCCGACGCATCCTTGCCGGTCTGAGATCCGACGCTCGCGGCCTGCGCTGGGTTGTTCGGCAACGTCTGTCCGGCAGGCAGGAAGATCGAGCTTTCCGGCACGCCGCGAGCCTTCGCGAGCTCCGCAACGAAAGCAGCGAAGTCTGCTTTTTCCTCAGCCCGGACGTAGGCATCGCGGCCGTCTTCGGCGGCAATCTCTTGCGGCGACGTTGCCCCCATCGAAAGCTCGGCGAGTCGCGAAGCGGTTTCGCGCCCGACGTCGATGGTCAAGCGAGGAGGGAATCGGAAGTTGCCACGGGTTGCGCGAGTGATCGCTTGCTCTGGTCGCTCGTCGTTTCGTGCCGGAGGAGCTGGCAAAATGTCGTTGGCGATTGCGTCGAAGATAACTGCGCGCGCAACCGGCGACAAAACCTTGTCGTCCAAGATACCTTGATGATAAGAGTTTGCCCGGTCCGCTTGTGCAAATTCTGCTCGGACGCTCGGGCCTTTATAGTTAGCGGTTCCCCATAGCACGCCAGCAGGGTATCCGCCGAGGCCAAGTGCGATGTCGTTTTTCAACTCGTCAACGAATCCCGTGAACGCACTCGATGGACGCGACGGCATCGTCTCCACCTTGTCGCCATTGAACAGATATTTGATTGTCCCGATTTCGGATTCCTCCTGCTTCGGTTGTTCGCCGTTCGCCATCGTCGGCGCGTTCGCTGGCGTGAATAGATTGCGCGACTGAGGCTGACCGCGCTCGGTAAAGACCAACGCGGCCTGCTGCGAAGAGAATCGGACTCCAGCCATTTCGGCATCGAGTATCTCCTTGAGCATCCTTGAAGTGCGCAAGACCGCGTGAAAGTCGGTCACGCCTCGATATTGATCAGCTCGAAACGGGTCGTAATAGTGCAGGAAAGAATGAGCCGGCACGTCTTCTGGCTCGATGTATTGACCCGCCGAGTCCACTTGATAGATCCGATACGCCGTCGGCGCGCCGTAATCATCGACGACGACGCCGGAAAAATAACGCGGATATTCGCCAGTCGCCTCGTTAGGATTCCCAATCCGGTCGCCGCTAATAAGCTGCAAGCGCAGTTCTCCGTCTTTGCGACGCAGCGCGAACCCGCAGTCACCATAAGTCGGTCGCATCGAGGTCGCGATCTGAATCATCTTCCGGAAGGAGTTGCGTCCGGTGATGTCGCATCGCTTGCACCAATCGTGGAAGTATTCGCCGACCAGTGCGTCATATTTGCGATCCCCTGTCGCTGGCGCGTATTCGGTAGGCGTCAAAAACTTCGAGTAGGTCGTGACGGCAGACTTAGCGAGCGGGAAGTTCTCCACGAGATCGAGCGATTCCCACATCATCGTGATTCGATCGCGTGACGTTTGGTAGGATTCTGCTGGCTGACCCGTGCGCTTCGGCGCGTAAAGCCTATCGGATCGACCGCCTTGATAAGCGAAGAGGTGCCGCTGTAAACGAGCCGTCAAACGCTGGTTGGCATAGCTAGGCGCAACCGCGGCGATCGCTTTTTCATACCACGGAAGCGACGACGCAACCTTCGAAAGCTCGTTCATTTGATTCATTTTTAAAGTCCGGTGAAGCTCACGAGCGTTTCGTTCGTGCTGTCGTTAGCGTTCCAGTCGATGGCGGCTTGCAGTTGTCCCAGAGTCGTTTTGACCTCGGTCAAATTAGATCGAGTCAAACTTCTCCCATTGAGGCTGTATGCCTGATTTTGAGCGAGAGCAGTCAGCGCCGAAACGTAAGCCGCTTTAAGTGTCTGCAAGGTCGCTGTGTCGAGTCCGATGAATGGGTTCATTTCCTATGGTTGCCGGAGTCGTCAAAAGGTGAGTGCGTCAAGCGTCTTGCGCGTCTTGGAATACATCAGAACCGAGGTCGGAAATCACGCCTACGCCATCCTTGGCAGCGACGTAGATCCGCTCGATGATTTTGTCGTCATCGACGGTCCCGGTTCCGAGATAGCGATCGAAATCGTCGTTGGTCAACCGGACCTTCGCGACGATTGATTCCAACGGCTGCGAACGGCCAGCCTTGACCTCGGCTCGATGACTAGAATCGACGCAAAGTCCCATCGCGGCTGAAGCTGATTTTTCATCCTTCGCATATCTGAGCTGCGTAACGAAGAAGTAATTCGCGGTGACGCCGCGTC